CCTTAAGGACAACGAAAAACAAGGGCAAAAAAGAGTCCGTATCTTACCTACACCAGATGGATCTTCACCATTTAAAGAAGTATGGTTCCACGAAATTTTTATTGATGGTAAATGGCAGAAGTTTTACGACCCTGCAAAAAATGACAATGAAAGATCTCCAATAAGTGAGGTTTATGAAGAATTAATGTCAACCGGAAAAGATTCAGACAGAGAATTAGCAAAACAATACAAACCTCGTAAGTTTTATATTGTTAAGGTTATTGATCGTGACAACGAAAAAGACGGACCTAAATTCTGGAGATTTAAGCACAATTACAAACAAGAAGGTATCTTTGATAAGATTATTCCAATCTATAAGGCAAAGGGAGATGTTACAGACCAAGATAATGGTAGAGATCTTATTCTTGAATTGACAAAAGCAAAAACTCCAAAAGGAGCGTTTTATACTGTAATCCAAACAGTTATGTATGATGACCCGGCTCCCGTTCACGAAGATGCGGAAATTATGTCAGAATGGGTTGGAGACAAACTTACTTGGGAAGACGTGTATTCCAAAAAACCAGTAGAGTATTTGGAGTGTGTTGCAAGAGGAGAAACACCTAAATGGGATTCAGACGCTGGTAAATATAACTACGGAGACTCATCTGAAGGTGAAATCGTGATTGGTGGTGGAAAACCTAAAACTGAAACTAAGGTTGAGGATCCACAGGCAAATGATGAAATAGACGAAGAATTACCGTTCTAAAAAAACCTAACTATTATTTAAACACCGATTTACAATGTCGGTGTTTTTTTTTATCTTTTAATAAAATAGAATATTATGGCAATTAAGAAAAACGACTTTAGTTCGGTTAAAAAGAAATTTTCCACATCAGCAAAATATAAACCACAAAGATTTTTTGATTTAGGTCAACCATTTTTAGATGCCGTTGGATTACCAGGCCCGGCAATGGGTCATATAAATATGTTCTTAGGTCATAGTGATACGGGTAAAACAACCGCATTAGTTAAAACTGCGGTAGACGCTCAAAAGAAAGGAATACTTCCTGTGTTTATCATTACAGAACAAAAGTGGTCATTTGAACACGCCAAATTAATGGGGTTTGAATGTGATGAAATAGTTGATACTGAAACCGGAGAATTAGAATGGGATGGGTTTTATATTTTCAATAACAACTTTGATTATATTGAACAAATTACAGATTATATTAATGACTTATTAGATGCGCAGGAAAAGGGAGAATTAGATTATTCACTTTGTATTATGTGGGATTCTGTTGGTTCTGTTCCTTGTAAGATGACTTATGAAGGTAAAGGGGGTAAACAACACAACGCAAGTGTTTTGGCGGATAAGATTGGAATGGGTATTAATCAGAGAATTTCAGGGTCACGTAAATCAGATTCTAAATTTGAAAACACGTTAATCATCGTAAATCAGCCTTGGGTGGAATTACCTGACAATCCATTTGGACAACCTAAAATTAAGGCAAAAGGTGGTGAAGCAATTTGGTTGAACTCTTCTTTGGTGTTCTTATTTGGAAATCAGAAAGGAGCTGGAACAACAAAAATTACCGCAACAAAAGACAAAAGAACTGTTAAGTTTGCGTCAAGAACTAAAGTATCTGTAATGAAAAATCACATTAATGGGCTTGGTTTTGAAGACGGTAAGATTATCGTAACACCACATGGGTTTTTACCTGGTAAGGAAGCATCCGAAGAAAAAGCATCCATTGAACAATATAAGAAAGATCATGCCGATTATTGGAAAGAAATTATTGGGGTTGATGGTGATTTTGATTTGAAAGCAGAAAAAGAAGAAGTTGAGTAAGAACCCTGTAATTTTACGGAAATGACAAAAACCCTATTAGTAGACGGGAATAATTTATTAAAAATTGGATTTCACGGAGTTAAAGATTACTTTAACGGTACTGAACACGTTGGTGGTACTTGGCATTTTTTAAATACTTTAAGGAGATTCTTAGAGGAAACTAATTATAATAAAGTTGTTGTGTTTTGGGATAGTGAAACTGGGTCTTCTCAAAGAAGATTAATCTATCCCAAATACAAACTTAATCGTAAACAAAAAAATGAAGAAGATTTTAGAGAACAATCTTTTACAACCCAAAAGAATAGGGTAAAACAATACCTTGAAGAAATGTTTGTTAGACAATTAGAGGTTGAACAATCAGAAGCTGATGATTTAATAGCTTATTATTGTCAAATATCTGAAGATGAAGAAAAGATCGTATTTTCATCAGATAGAGACCTTACACAACTTATTTCTGAAAAGGTAACAATCTATTCACCCCAACAAAAAAAGTATTATAAAAACGGAGATTCAATTAAAATGGATAGCAATGAAATTCCTCATTATAATGTTAAAACCTATAAAATATTAACCGGTGATAGTTCGGATAATATTGATGGAATTTTTTATCTGGGTGAAAAAACATTTCTTAAAATGTTTCCTGAAATACTTGATACCGAATTAAAATATACCGATATTTTAACAAAGGCTGAACATTTATTAGTGGAACAAAAAGGAAATGTCGCTTTACAAAATCTCCTAAGCGGGAAAACCAAAGAAGGGATATTTGGAGAAGAGTTTTTCACAATCAACGAAAAATTAGTGGATCTTGCAACCCCATTAATTTCAGATGAAGGAAAAGAACTAGTTAGGTTATATTACTCCGAGTCGTTGGATCCAGACGGAAGAGGACATAGAAACTTAATTAGGATGATGATGGAAGACGGATTCTTCAAATTTCTCCCAAAGGGTGATGAAGCTTGGGTAAATTTTTTAAAACCATTTTTAAAGCTATCAAGAAAAGAAAAAACAAATTTTAGAAACAAACCAAAAAAGTAAAAAATGAGAGATCAAGAAATAACAAAAGTTGAATTTTTGTTAATGTGTAATGACAACATCGTGGTTCAGAGATTCTTTAATGTGAAGGGGTTTAACAAAAACGCTCACAAATCGGAGGAATTTTATGACTACATCAGAACGTTTAGTGGAGACCTTCAACATAATTTGAAAATGAGGTCGGTGGTTTATATGTTGGACAATCAATATGAAATTAGCGAGAATCCAGAAGTGTTAAACACATCTATTACAGACGGTCAAGAAAATTTTAACCTTTATATTAAGGTTGGAGACCTGACAATTTGTCAGAGAACATTTAACGCAAAACTTTACCCACCAAAGGTAAGATACACCGTAGACCTACGACCAAAGTTAAAAGGGATACTAACAGACCTGACTGACATTTTTTCAGGTAAAAATTTTAATTATATTTATCCACAATTTATTCAAAAGTAATAGTATTTATCATTACTAACAGAAGGAAATTATATGGCGACAAACAAAAACTTTGAATATCTTGGTAACAATTTTCAAATCCAATTACTTAATCAAATCATTTTAGATAAAGACTTTTCTCATTCAATAATTGATGTGATTGAAAACAATTACTTTGAAAATAAGTATTTCAAGATAATCATTCAAATGATTAAGGAGTATTATACAAAATACGAACATACCCCATCTTTTGATACTTTAGAACAAGTCGCAAAATCAGAGTTACAACAAGAAATCGCAATTAAAGTTGTTCTTGACACAATCAAGAAAATTAAGGATTCACCTATTGACGGAGTGGATTTCGTTCAAGAAAAGGCACTTAAATTCTGTAAACAACAAGAATTACAGAAAGTAATGAAAAAAGCTCAAAAAATTATTGACGGAGGAGAGTTTGAAAACTACGATACTCTAGAAGAATTAGTAAGAGAGGCTTTACTAGTTGGTTCAAAAGACACAAGTACAATGGATGTCTTTTCAAACCTAGATCAAGTACTAGACGAAGACTACAGACATCCAATCCCAATGGGAATACCTGGAATTGATAGGTTATTGAAAGGTGGTTTAGCCAAAGGTGAAATAGGTGTAATACTTGCACCAACCGGAGTAGGTAAATCAACAATACTAACAAAAATTGCGAACCATGCATTTAATTTAGGTTTTAACGTATTACAGATCTTTTTTGAAGATAATCCTAAAGTGATCCAGAGAAAACATTATATACTTTGGACAAAAATTCATCCGGATGAATTATCAGATAAAAAAGAAGAGGTAATAAAGAAAGTTAGAGAGATTGAAGAGACAATGAATAATACGTTAGATCTAAAAAAATTGCCATCAGATACAAGAACAATGCTTCAGATCAAAAATGAAATTAGAAAAATGATTGCGGATGGTAATAAGATTGATATGGTTGTTTTAGATTACATTGACTGTGTTGTTCCAGATAAAAATCTTGGAGATGAGTGGAAAAGTGAAGGATCAGTAATGAGAGGATTTGAAGCTATGTGTCACGAATTAGATTTAGTTGGTTGGACGGCAACGCAAGGTAATAGAGCGTCTATATCCTCAGAAGTTGTGACAACAGATCAAATGGGTGGATCAATCAAAAAGGCGCAAGTAGGACACGTTATTATTTCAGTAGCAAAGACATTACAACAAAAAGAAATGAAATTAGCCACAATTGCAATTACCAAATCTCGGATTGGAGATGATGGTGTGGTGTTTGAAAATTGTAAATTTGATAATGCGATGATTGAAATTGATACTGAATCCACAACCACATTCTTAGGAATTGAAGAACAAAAAGAAGAAAGACAAAGATTAAGGGTTAAAGAATTGTTAGAAAAAAGACAACAAAGAGAACAAGAAAAAAGTTCTTAAAATTAAATAAAAATTATTAAAATAAATTAAAATGGATATTTCTCAAAAAATATTAAGTGACATTACTGTCTTTATGAAGTACGCTAAGTTCCAACCTGAAAAGAATCGTAGAGAGACTTGGGAAGAGTTAGTAACTCGTAATAAAGAAATGCACCAGAAAAAATACCCTCACATTAAAGATGAGATTGAAGAGGTATATAAAATGGTATACGACAAAAAAGTATTACCGTCTATGAGATCATTACAATTCGGTGGTAAACCAATTGAGATTTCACCAAACAGAGTTTATAACTGTGCGTATATGCCAATTGACCACGTTGATTCGTTTTCTGAAACAATGTTTTTACTTTTAGGTGGAACAGGTGTTGGGTACTCAGTTCAAAAACATCACGTTGAAAAATTACCAGATGTTAAAAAACCAAATCCTGATAGAACAAGAAGATACCTAATTGGTGATTCTATTGAAGGATGGGCAGACGCAATTAAAGTGTTGATGGAATCTTATTTAGGGTACAAATCATCAACACCAATATTTGATTTTTCAGATATT